AACCAAGTTGCAGTTGTGGTTATGGTTACCATTGGCATACTAGGACTTTCATAAGTTATTGTCCTCATTGCCATAGGTATGGTACACTTGCGAATGTGCATAAGTATCCTGCACGATACGAACAGGAATTGACTTGTCGTCATTGTGGAGCTGATTACTGTGGTGTATGTGGCAAAGAAAAATACTCATGGAGTAGGGTTTATTTAAGGAAAGCATAGAATAAAATCGACAGTAGATGGGAAAATTTGCAGATTGTCGAATATAATCGACAGTAAGCCGAAAAATAGTAAAATGAAAATGCGAAAAAAAGTAAAATTAAGGTGGTGATGGTGTATGACAAAACGATTTGTTTTAGCATATGAAAAAGGTAATGAGGCAATATTTGAAGATAGGGATTATCCTTACCCTAAAAGAATGACTAATAAAGAAGTAGAAACGAAGTTGAATGAGTTAGCAGAAGAGAATGAGCAGTTGCGACAATTACTTGCAGAATATAGGAAAACAAACAAGCATTTGAGCGAATTATGTGCCGATGCCTCAAAAAATGGGTATTTGCCACCATTGGAGGATTTGCGATGAGTGAGAAACGATTTGTGAGAAATGAAGAAGAGGATTATGAGTCTTGTTGGGATAACAAAGAAGATGAAATTTTATATATTTCTGATATTATTCCTTTGCTCAATCAATTATATGATGAGAATGAGCAGTTGCGACAAGAATTACAAAAGAAACAAGAAGAAGAACGATTGTATGCAAGGGAGATAGTGGAATTGAACAAGACTAAAAACGAAATGCTAAACTTCAAAGAATTAGGAGGAGACTATTAATGGGATTACTACCAAGCCAAAAATACGATTTCGTACTAAAGAGCTTCTGCAAATATTTAGAAGCCAACTATACAACTATCGGTTACAAGCAAGGAGACACCAACGAATACTGGATAAAAAACTTTTTACGAGAATGTGATAATGGAGGATGGGAAATATGATGGATGACTGGGACTTCATCGACTACATACTAGTCCTACTATTCCTATTATCCTGTATGGTATTAGGATTCACAATAATACTCTTGGTGGGGTTATGCCTTTGAAGAAGTACACAATCCGTTGCCCATACTGCGGAGCAACAACAACAAAGTGGGAATGGTTACTAAAACTGTTCCTACTCACCAGGAACACCTATATTCACCATTGCACTGTCTGCCACCACAAATCAGTATGGATAAACATATTCCACCTAAGACACGATTCAACAGACAAAAACGAAAGACTATTCAACAAAGGAAAACTATTCGATGATCGCATATGAAAGGCCAAAGATTTAAAGAGAAGATGAGGCAGAAGAATATGAGAGACCAATACGCACTATCCAGTAATGAAACAATTAACATAATACCGATTGGCGATTTCCATATAGGGTCTAGCCAATTCAATTATGATTTCTTTGAACATATGTTGAAACAGATTAACAAGCTTAAGAATCGTAGGATTTACCTTATGGGAGACCTATTAGAAAGTGCTAGCAAGAGTGTAGGCAATTCGGTTTTCCATACACATATGAGTTTGGAAGAGCAGAAAGCCTACCTATTGGAACACCTTGAACCATTCTATGATGACATCATAGGAATATGTGTAGGAAACCACGAAGCAAGACTAATAAAAGACTTCGACTTCAACATCGTAGCAGACATCGCAAGGGAAATAGGGTGCAAATACTACAACCAAAACATAGATTCCTTTAAAGTGAATGAGCATACCATAGATGTGTTCACAAGGCACGGTAAAGGGACAAGTGGCCAAAGGCACCTAGCAATGGGAAAACTGGAAAGAGCAACCAACAACATCCAAGCCGACATCTACCTTGAAGGCCACAACCATCGCTTAATGAGTTGGAACAAGTTCTACATCGACAAGACAGGATTACATAGGAAATATTATGGGTACACTGGAGCATTCCTAAACTATGGTGGCAGCTATGCAGAAGCCCAATACCTAGATGTCGAACCACCAGCATACCAAACAATTTCAATCAATAAGAACAAGAGGATAAAATTCAACCAACATTTCTGCGATTTAGAAACCGACATTAAGTTTATGTGATTACTATGACTTTGAAAGACTACTGTCAATTATACTTATTATTACAAGAAAAGAGCCAATTATTACACTTATTACTAATACATGATCTAGACAATATCGACTTACAGATTAAATTATTGCAAACCTATTATGAACTAAAAGAAGTCAAGTATAAGATGAGAGAGGTGTTAAGACAATTATGAGGATTGACTACCACCTCCTATTAACCGAGATAAGCAAATCTCAAGGATTAGGGTTAGCACCAAAGGAACTGCCATTAATCATACACACCGACCTAGCCACTTATACAATGGCCTATCTAATGTACGAAGACGAAGAATATGTGATAATAGCTGTACCGGACAAGGACGGAGCAGAACTAGCCAAAATAATACCAAAAACCACAATACTAGGAATAGAAGTAATCTACCAACAAATGCTACAAAAACCAAAAGACCCAAAAGGAGATGTACTCTATGGATAGAGATATAAAATTCCTTTTAAAGAAATACGAAACCAAAGATGTCAACGAAATATGGACACTAGAACACGAACTGGAATACAAACGAAACCAAAGACACAAACAAAGAACCTACCAATTAGACGGGATAATAAACCAATTACACGGAAGCTTCATAATAACCAAGCCACAAAAAGACAGAGTAATCCACCTACTAAAAAACCTAGACTTCTCATATATGGGAACATTCACCGAAGAACAAATAATCGTAATGACAATAATCTATGTAAAACTGGAAACCTTGAACAATGCAAGACCACAACACTACTACAACCTACTAAACCAATACGATTTGACAATGAACTCATTAGCAAGTTACCTAGTCAAATTAAACAAATACCACATCAGCAAAATACCAATTCATTACTAGTGTGTCCTTTAATACTATTAAGAAGAACTACTAATTTTATATTTATTGTTGTGAGTAATATGTGGAAGAACTGGAAAACCGTTGAAATCAAAACACCAAACCTAAACATACCAGACGATGAACCCATCTTCAAATACGATGATCATCACGATGAAATCATAAACATCAACACTGGCGAGGTGATAAAATGACTGAACACCAGTGTATCCAAGAGGCTAGGATAACCGCCATAGAAACCAAACTCCAGAACAAGAAAGAACACTTACAAGAAGTGGACACAGACTATTACCATTTAAGAGACAAACTAGAATCCATTTCGATTAATGTGGCAGAACTCACAACACTAATGAAAGAAGCAAGAGACAAAGAAAGAGTAAACGATGAAAAAATCGATGACCTAAAAGTAGAGATAGCAAAACTACAAAGCACCATAGACACATTCAAATGGTTATTACCTGTAGCTTGTACCATACTAACATTCATCGTTAACTATTTAATCTAATATTATTTTTATAGGGAGCATACATTTTATGCAGATTAAGAAAGTGCCTTTAAAGGATTTGGTGAGTCCTGAATGGAACCCAAGACAAATCACAGATGAAGAATTAGAGAAACTTAAAACCAGTCTTGAGGAATTTGGTTATATTGAACCGATAATCGTTAATGATGTTAATAATCATGTGGTTGGCGGAAACCAAAGACTCCGAGCATTAATCGCATTAGGCTACGATGAAGTGGATTGTGTCTATGTACATATTGAAGACATAAACAAGGAGAAAGCATGTAATGTTGCTTTGAATAAGATTAGTGGTGACTGGGACAATGACAAACTGAAAGTGGTCTTGGAGGAGATTGAATTATCACCAATCGACATAAGCCTAACTGGGTTCGACGAGTTGGAATTAACCGAACTCGAGGTAAAAGAACCAACCACTGTATATGAAGATGACTACGAAATCGAAGATGATGAGGACATTGAAGTAAATGTCAAGGAAGGTGATTTATACAAGTTAGGTGAGCATTATCTTCTTTGTGGTGATAGCACCGTTGAAGCAAATGTAAAGAAATTAATGCAAGGTGCAAAAGCAGACATAAGTTTCACAAGCCCACCATATAATTTAGGTGCTACTGGTGAATTTGGAAATAAAAATAAAGCAATGAATGTTACTGGAAGCAGTCCTTATAAAACATTTGATGATGATTTAAATAATGATGATTATACAAACCTTTTAATAAATGCTATGGAAAATTCCTTGAAATATGCTGAGGACTCCTTATTCAATATAGGTATACTTGCAAATAGCAAAATAGGTATCATTAATTTACTGAAAACATTTGAAGATAATTTCTGTGATTTGTTAGTATGGAAAAAAGATAAATGTTTGCCATTAGGCAACCCTACTCAATCTGGTTGTGTAAACCATCTATGTGAGTTTATATTTTGTTTTAATGAAAAAGGCAACCGAGCATTTAATAATCCACAATGGAAACAAGGAACTCAAACAAATATAATCGAAACAGTTAATGCAACTGGCAATAGTTATGCTAAAATACATGGTGCAACATTTCCAATAGATTTACCATCATACATCATACAAAATTTTTCAAAATATTCAGTATTAGATTTATTTGGTGGAACTGGTACAACATTAATAGCAGCCGAACAATTACATCGTCAATGCTACATGATGGAATTAGACCCATACTACTGCCAAGTAATAATCAACCGATGGGAAGAATACACTGGTCGCAAAGCAGAAAAACTCCCACTATAAAAAAAAACAAGTGAGATGATAATATGGCAAAGTTTAACGAGGAAATCTGCAAAGAACTAATCATAGCCCACGAAAACGGATTACCCAAAAATGCTTGTGCCAGCATAGTCGGAATAAACCGCCGAACCCTATACGACTGGTTAAAAAAAGGCGAAAAAGCCAAGAGTGGAAAATACCATGACTTCTACCTACGATGGTTAAAAGCAGAGGCAAGGTTCCAAGCATACCACCTAAAAAAGATAAACGATAGCAAATCATGGACCGCTTCACAGTACCTATTGCAAGTAACCGACCCCGAAACATTCGTAATCGCCGAGAAACAACAAGTCGAAGCACAAATCGACCAACAAGTGCAACACAAAGGATTTGAGAACCTAATCGAGGCATTTGATGCAAGCAAAAGAGAATGGGACAAACACAAGCAACGTGAATAACTTCCAATTAGGAGCATTCAGTTACAAAGCCCAAAGCTTCATCTACGATAGCGATGCTTTCATCAACATAGCACATGGTAGTGTAAGGAGTGGTAAGACAATCGCTGCCACATTCAAATTCCTAATCTTCGTACTCAAATCAGACTACTACGAGTTTATGATCAGTGGCAAAACCCGTGATACTATTGAAAGGAATGTAGTACGGGACCTTATCCGTATGATAGATGGTAACATACCATACAAGTATCGTAAGTTTGACAATTACATTGAAATCCTTGACAAGAAGATATGGCTAATCGGTTTTTCAGACGAGGGAGCAACCGAGAAAGTACGGGGAATGACTGTTGGCGGTTGGTATGCAGACGAAATAACAAGTGCCTCAAAGTCTACCGTTGAGATGGCAATAACCCGTTGTAGTATTGATGGAGCGAAGATGTTCTGGACCATGAACCCAGAATCTCCTTACCATTATATTTATACTGATTACATCACCAACCAAGAGTTAATCAATGAAGGAACCGTCAAAGTATGGCACTTCACACTTGAAGACAACCTACACCTATCACAACATTACATTGATGAATTAAAAAGAGTCAACCGTAAAAGCCAAGTCAATTACAAACGAAACATACTCGGAGAATGGGTAATCGCAGAAGGAGCCATCTATGATATGTTCAACGAAGACAAGCACGTAATCAAAGACCTGCCAAATATGGATGAAGTGAATATCTGCTGCGACTACGGAGTAAGTACAGTTACAACCTTCGGAGTAATGGGAATCAAAAAAGACACAAGACAAGGCAACACCTATTATTTAATGGAAGAAACCTATTACGATGCGACAGTTGAAGGTGTAGCACAATCAGATAGTGACCGAGTAAACGATATAATAAGACTACAAAACAAATACGGATTAAATAAGCAATCCACTATATACTTGCCACACGATGCAGCCAGTTTAAAGGCACAATGCCGCAAGGACAAAAGAGTAAAGATGAAAGTAAGGACATATGCACCAGACACTTACCGAGACATCAACACCATTCAAGATTTATTCAATAATGACAGATTCTATTTACATGAGTCTTGCAAAAACAGTATAAAGCAAGCACAGACTTACAGTTGGGATATAAAGGCACAGCAAAGAGGAGAGGACAAGCCATTGAAGGTAGATGACCATGCTTGCGATATGTGGCGTGGTGGAATTATGGGTCCTCGTAGAAGCCGAAGGAAAATATATGCGTGATATTTATGAGACATTCAGATTCATTTGTAGTAACCATAGATAAAGAGGATAACCATCATATCGTAGACACCCTTGAATTATCGAAGTATGCACTTAAAGCACAAGTAGACCCACAAACAGGCAGTAAATTCACTCCAAGCGAGGAACAATTGAAAGGTTATAATATACTAGACCCTAAATACAATCCTTACTATTTGGTACAATTATTAGACCTTTATACTTATCATGCTGCTTGTGTTGAGGCAGTGGCAGTAGACACCACAGGTGTAAACTATTCATTGAAACCAATTGAGGGAATAGAACCAGTAGATGCAGAAAAGGAAAGGTTCACCGAAGTATTAGAGAACTCCACTCCAAGTATTAATACTCATTTGCAGAGGATGGTTTATGATCGCCGAAGTATTGGTTATGGTGCATTGGAAATCATTAGAGATTCCACTAGTAAGTCTGATATTAAGAGATTGAATCATATTCCCGCTCATACTCTTCGTAGACATGCAGACCAGAAACGTGTAGTACAAATCAACAGTAGTGGTAAGAAGGTTTGGTTCGTAATCTATGGCAAGAATTATGATGACAATGGTGACCTTGTGGATGTTGATGCTGATAGTGGTGAGTTCAAACCATACAACAGTTTATCACCATCACAGAGGGCTAATGAATTATTATGGAGTATGGAGTATGCACCAGGAACAGACTACTACGGAAGACCACCAATCATATCCTGTCTTGGACCTATCAAAGGAGATGTATCTGCAGTAAGGTACAACAATTCATTCTTTGAAAACTACGGAATGCCCAAATTTGCGATTACCGTCACAGGAGACTTCGCCGATTATGATGAAGAACCATACAATGAAGATGGCAGCATTAATGATGAGTTCGACATCACCAAAACATTAAGGTATCGTATTAGTCAACAGATTAAAGAGGTTATTAAGAATCCTCATTCAGCTATCTGTATCACTATCCCATCAGAGGGTGAAGAGGGTAATGTTGACTTGAAGATTACACCATTAAGTGTACAAACCGAAGAAGGACACTTCAGATTATACCGTAAAGACACAAGGGACGAGGTTATCCATGCTCACCATGTAGACCCATCTAGGTTAGGAATCTATGATGCTGGTAACTTGAATGGCACTAATGCAAACCAAACCAGCAGTAGTTACAAGTATGGTACAATTGCACCGATTAAGGCAGAATGTGAAGCTCTTATCAATTTGATTGGTGAGGAGTTAGAGGTTACCAGTTGGCGTTTCACTATTGAGGATGTTGCACCGATAGATTACCAAGATGACCTTAAACTTGCAGACTTCTTGTTTGCACGTGGAGCAATGACTATTCAAGACTTGATAGATAACTTCGGTGCCAAATTCGGATTGGATGTTGAAGGCGAAGAAGAGCAATATTACCTTAATGCCCGTTATATGAATGGTGTTCCATTGGATCAAGTTTGGAATAATGTTGAGGATAATCCTTACCTTGAAGTAGACTCAATATTGGCAAGCCTTGAAGATACTGTACGAGGTGATAATAATGCCAAAGAAGATGATACTGGCGAGTCAGATTAGTTCCGCTAGGAGTAGAAACAACGAAAGGCAATTACAAAAGGAACTGTCAAGATTCTTCGATAGGTTAGGTGACAAGGTACAAAAGAACCTGGAAGAATACTGGAACGATAACCTTGTAATTGGACAAGTCGAATTAATCATAAAACCAGTGCAAGAAGCCCAATCAGAGTATTATCATATACTTCAAAAGTACGATAAACGAGAATACAAACTAGGACAAGCAGAAGCTCAAAGACTGGTGCGATTATCAAGGCGAGGTTACAGTTTCAAGGCAGTTAAACCGAAGGTAAAACTAGATAAACGATTCTCATTATTCGGTACATTGCGTGGTGCTGAAGAAGACCTATTCGAGAGAGTGTTCCTTGCTAGTCAGCAGACAATGGCAAGAGTGGAGCAATCCATAATGACTATAATCCTTGAAGGTTATAAGAGTGGCCGAGGAATCAATTATGTAGCAGACCAATTGAATCGTAGGTTTGACCAGTTAACCACTTGGGAATCCAAACGAATCGCAAGGACAGAAATCCACAATAGTCACAATGTAGCAGTAAAGGATACCTACCAAGAATTAGGAGTAGAGTATACAATGTGGATAACTGCACACGATGACCGAGTTCGTGGATTAAAGGAGACAGACCAAGCAGACCATGTAGAACTTGA